GCGTTTACATCAACCGCAATAACATAGTAGTCCGCCGCTGCGGAGTTATCGTCGTCCAAAGTAACTTTTTGCCCGATTGTGAATCGCTCAACGTGATCGACGATCATAACACCTGTTGCAGCATTCGTATCGTCAGTCACCTTTGCGATGTGCGCTCCGTTGAGCATCGCAACAGAAACAGTTTGTTTCATGCGAGTCAGAAGCTTGTCTGCTTCGTTGGGCACGATGCGGAGAAAAGTTGTCTCTGGGATCTTGCCGTTGTGGTTCATAAGATCTTTGTGATTTAGGATCAGTGTGCCCCAAACTTCTTTGTGAGCGGTCACAGATCCACGAACGTATTGGCTTTGTGCAATGTCAGTAGACGCTGCAAGCTGGCCAAATTCGATCGACGATGCACAAGCACCTTCGAATGGAACAATCAAATTACCAAGCTTCCAACTGTTATCGACGTCGATATTAGTCAAAGCCCAGTCGCGCTTGATGTACTCGGCCATCATTAAATCGTTTGCTAAATATTCATTCAGCATCGAATCAAAACTAGAAGTAGTAGCCATAGCCTCTTATCTCCTTAAATGCCTTCCATGGCTTCAAGCTCACGGCGGCGCTGTTGTAAGTCTGCAAATGATTTTGGTGTCGATTTAATCGGGGACGTTCCGCGACCAGCAATAGATGGAATCACAGGCTTCTGATGCGGCGTCGCTACTTTCGGCGCGACTGACTGCTGAGACTGTTGCATCTGTTGAGGCATTACGGCCCGTAGATGCTTGAGCGCCTCACCCACCGCTTCGGCTACAGGTATGTCATACCCTTGAGCCGCATGTGACTGACCTATTTGGATAACGAATCGTCTAAATGCACCAGGATTTCCGGTCCCAGTGTCGTAGCTCTGAGCTATCTCGGTAACTTCCGGTTGGCCGAGATATTGGTCTAACTCAAAACTGCGGCGTTCTGTTAAAAGCTGCGCTCTCTCGGAACGAAGCTGTTCAACTTCAAGTGATCCCTGTCGGGCAGCTAACTGTGCGTCCCTGCTTTGCTGCCATTGAGCCTTTTGCTCTGGCGACCATTGATCACGCTGTACTAATTCAACAGCGTACTTTAAAATATCCTGCTTGGGAATATCCAAAGCATCGAAAAAACTATCCCAGTCCTTAGAAGCCTTGTACTGACCAAGTTCTGTTAATGCCGTATCGACAGCTTGCTTAGAATTCTTAAGCTCAGTAAGCTCGGCAAGTGTTGCCTCCCTGGACTGCTTAATCTCGTCGATCCCGTAAGCCTTGGTGTAGAAGTCTCTTACCTTTTCTTCGACATCCTTGCTCTTGATCGCAGACTTTGCCCAATCGTCGAATTCAAGCTCTTTGCCTTTAACAGAAAACTTGAAATTAGGCTCATACACAGGCTCAGTAGACTTTGGAGCCTCGGCATCGGCGGCCCCCTTCTTAGAAGCTCGCTTAAGCTTTGCTGCAAAAGAAAGCTCCTGTCCTCCGTCAACGTCGGGAGCACCCTGAGTTGTTTCCTGAGCGGGAGTTTCCACCGCATCGGCTGTTACCTCGGTTCCTGTTGATGTCGCTTCCACTGCACTAGTAACTTCTGTCATTGTAACACTCCCTCTGGGCTTGCGGCCCCTTGTTGCATGGCGGGCATTGCTTGCGGCATCCCACCCTGCTGTAATTGTTTCATCGCCTCAAGCAATTGTGACTGATTCATATTTTCCATCTTGTCCTGAGCCATGCCTTGCTGCTCCAAAATTTTGAGCAACCACTCTAAGGACTGATACGGAATTCGCGCACGCTTTGGTGCTTTGTTTGGGTCATCAGTAGGAAGATACATGTCGCAAGCAATCATCGCGCCGCCGACAGGAACAAACTCAGATTGCGCAGCTTTTGCGGCCTGGGCTTCCTCTTCAATCTTCTGAAGATGGATCTGCTCGTACTGCTGATAAAGCTCCTGAACCGGGGGAGGTAGCATTATAAAATCGCGCTCTTTCATGCGAGCAGCTACGCGCTTAAGAACATATTCGGAGTTGTCCCTTGGTGAGATCGGAGGCATCTGCCCACGCTCTAGCGACAGACAATCGTTTTTGAAATTTCTTTCATCAAGCGTAAAATCGGAGAACTGGTCCTGCCAGTTTCCAAATGGAGAGTTGACCAGAAGTTTTCCAATGTCTTCTCTGGAAAGCTGAGGACCAACGTACTGTAGAAAGTGATTCATCGTGATCTGACGGCCAAGCATCGTCTCGGTCGAGTCGCCTGCGTCCTCGACTTGTATCTGATGACACAAAGGAGATGTCTTTCGGAACTCTTCGATGTTAATCATCTCAGATCTTCCGACCGCTGCGACCAATTCATCGTCAGGAAGGTAAAACTTCGCTAAATCGAGGAAAAGCTCGGTCATTTCGATCAAAAACTCGGCAAATTTGTCAGAATATAGCGAAAAATACTCAGATTCCTTCATCGACTTATAGAGCAGAGTGTAGGGCTCAAGCTGGTTCATTTTCTCCATGTTGAGCATGTCTATGAGCAAAGCCTTGTCCATTTCGGCCTGCTGAATCGATATATACTCGTAAAACTGATCCCCAGACCTACCAGGAAGCACCGTCGGAGGTGTCCCAGTATAGGTAAGTCCCCTAACCCCTGGCAAAGAACTGCCCTGGGAAAGTTTACTACCTGACTGGTACAGAATTTTGTCCTCACCCAAGGTGATTTGATGCAATGCAACCTGTGAACTTGCACGATTGATCTCAGCCTGAAACGGCCTAGCGATCTTTACCATAGAAGTCGCACGCGCCTTGGTCGGATGCTCGTCAAATCCCTTCCATCTGATCGGAAACTTACCAGCAGGAAGTGATCCCTCTTCCAAAATCCCGGCTTTCGTCGTGATATAAAAATATCCCTCCGGCATCTCTGGTGTCGGATAGAAATAATACTCACGAACCAAGGTCTGATCTTTGGTTTTGGTGTAGCCGTTCTTATTGGAGTCAAAAACTACAAACTCTTCGTTAGATTCCTCGATGAATCTGAGCTTTTTAGGATCTTTGGCGTAGCGTTTCTTTAGAATCGAAGATTTTTCCATCTTTTCGATCCCAAAAAAGTCAGATTCAGACATCTGCTTTGCCGAAGCGTTGCGAAACAAGGTATGCGCATAAATCCGCTCGAAAACAAACTCACCAGAGAACACTGGCTCGTCTTCGTTAACTTCCTGCTCACCCATTTCGTTTAAAATCGGCTGGCCCGCTTCGTCAACCTTTGGTGCGTAGCCTTTTAGATAACCCTTGTTAGGGTCAAAGTAGATTTTTACCGCGCACTCACCAGTCCCACAAAAATCGGAACACATGTCGCGGTAAAATGACTTGAGCTTATACTTATCCTTAGCATACTCCCAAACGGACTGATTCAGTTCGGCATCTTTTTGGTCCTGAAGCTCCAGGGGATTTCTTGGGGATATCTTTGTTCCAGGGGCCTTGTTCAAAATCGAGGAAACATAGATCCTGTGCGCCCGATGGACCCAGTTCTTAGTGATCCTAATCTTGTAGTTCTCAGAAAGCTGCTGATTGGTGCGTGTTCTGTTCCACCACTCATTCATCTTTCGTGAATAGTGCTCACCTGCAATGAGAAGTATGTTACTCCGCATCTCCGCAAGTGCTTCTCGATCGACGGTTTTACTATCCTCGTATAAAGAATTAAGCTCGTCGATCTTCAAAGGCTTCATTCATGGCTCCCTGCCGTAAATGTTGTTCGATTACTTCGTTCTCGTAGTCTAAAGGACTGTCGAGCATCAGTTGTTCCCTTCTGATCTCTTCCAACAAGTCCTTGTCGGCGAGCGTAAACTCTTTTGTTGCGCTAGGAGTATTTACATCTGGGCTGGGTTCGGTATGATGGAAATTAGCGAGTGTCCCAGTCTCAGGACCAAACTCCACCCGCAAATCGCCATAAACCAGAGTCCTAGCCCCGAACTTCGCACACACTTCAATCATACGACATAATTGTGCAATTTGAGAACTGTTCCGAGGTTTTGTCAAGTCTTTAGCTTCCGTACTCTTCATTCCACGCCTCAATCATTTCATAAATATCGTAGTTTTCTTCCCGACTGGAAGGGATCTCCCCCCGACGCATCCTTTGCTCCCATTGGTTGTACTGGTGCTCTGACCAACCAGCCTTTGGAAACTCGGAAAGACTGTTGTGGGCCGGACCCGCCTGGATCTCGTTAGGAGTAAAGCCAATCGACGCAAAGTCCCAAGGAACAAGTTTCACCACATAACGAAGACAATCGGAAAGGTCGTCCTTGAACTTTCGATTGGTCGTCTTCTCTTTAGGGACAGTCTCTAGCTCAATGATCAACTTTTCGTTGTCGTAGTTATCGGCCTCGACCAGCAAGGCCCTCTGCTTAAAAAGACTGTTGGTCGTATCGAGCCCAGAGGTGTGATGCTTTTCCGCAGGAACAAAAGGAACCCCAAGCCTAGCAGAAATCAACGCAAACTCTCTTGATCCGTGATCATACGCAGCTTGCTCGATCTTTAGACCCTTACACAGATCTAAGTATCGGTTGAGGATGTCCCCTGCTGTTGTATCTTCGTTATCGCCTCGCCAGGTTCTAACCACCCGACCGGAAGTGTACGCAGGGTTAACCGCAAGTATAACGATAGCTCCTGCCGACCTAGACGCACCACCTGAACCAATGTCCACTCCCGCATAAAATTTCCAATCCTTTGGAATCTCAACCTCGGTCGTGCGATTCTGAGCGATCGAAAAAGCCGGATAGCGTTTACCTTCATCTTTTACAAATCTCCCCATCACACGACGAAGACGCTCGGCCTCTGATGTACACATCTGCTCGCGCTTTTTAATCCGCTCTAGCGGCCATGCGCCCTCGGAGCCATCTTCATAGACTTGGCAATCATACATCGAGATGGTCTGCTTGTGGGCAAGCTTAAAAGTCTCTTCCGGTGTCCCAATGCACTCCATCGCACGAAACCAGAGTGGTTGGCCAATCGTCGCCGTGAAGACCATGTTAAAATATCCGTCCGTAGCAACAAGCCGCGCCAACGATTCGTCAACATAATTCTCAGGAGCCTCCTCATCGAATGTGATCATATCGACCGTGGCGGTCTGAAGGTTGATCACTTTTTGTGAATACGCTTTGAAGTAAAGAATCACGCCAGTGTTAAAGTGAATCGAGTCCACTTGCCCGCCAGAGTATTCAACCCGCCAACCATAATCGGGATGGTCTCTCATCGCGCCTTGTGGCAAAAACTCTGGAACCCATTTGCTCTGGAACTCAATCGTCGCGACATCGGCAGTAGGGTAGAAGTAGTAGAAAAGCTTTGGATCTCTTCTTTTGAAAACTTTCTTCCAGATCTTTTTATTACATGCCCACTCAATGTTTTTTCTTATCGCAGTGGATGATTTGGAAATTTGGTTGGCCGCACACAAAAGATTTACGCGGTTCTCAGATTCAAAAAACTTTTTTGCCCATGAATACCATTTCCATCCGTAAATGTGTGGTAACTCTTTTTTTACTAACTCAATCTGAGATGAAAGTGATGGCGGCTCCAGAGTCCTTGCATCGACTTGATTTCTCTGCCTTGGGCCTGAGATCTTGTTATCGCCTTCGTAGGGAACCTTTCTTGGACGGCCCCTGCGAACTTCTTTTTTATGCGTAGCAATCCTGGTCATCAGATCTTCACATCGGGCAGTTCTAACGTCTCTGGCTCGTGATCAATCAAATCGTCGATTTTTGCCGGAAGCCCAGTGTCGTTGTTGCCAAAGGCAATATCCAGCACCGCCTCTTTTGTATCGGGGGATTCGCCGCGAAGCATCGCACGCGAAGCTCGCTCGGCAAGTTTTGCGCGCTCTTCTAACTCTAGCAACTCATCGGGTGAAAGATTTCTAAGCTCGTCCATTTGAAGACGTGCCATGTGCTCGGCATTCACCTCGGCATTCAGATTCATCGTGCGTTGATCAATCGTGACCTTCTGAGCAATCGCACCCTTGACCCGTAGATCGACAAGATGGAACGCCTTTAGAATCACACCCGCTGCACGAACATCGAGCTTTCCGTCCTTGTCCACAACTTTTGCGGACATCATTTCCGTTAGACGGTCGAGCCCCATGTTCAAAATGAACTTCATCGACTGACTGTAATACTTTGGAGGAGTCAACATCCAAATGAGCTTCAACGGAGACTTTAGATAGAACTCGTACCAGCACTCCACGGAACAGACTCCCTGGAGCACTTGGTTGATTCGAATCTCGGAGTCGATCTGCGTTGCGTAGTTGTACTCGTCCCAGAAGTTTAGGCGCAGACGCTCATCGCGCTCATCCGGCTTTACGAGATTTCTGATCCCGGCCTCTGGCTTCTGCTGCATCTCGGAAAATCGCTCCCTAAGAGGAAGCAATGCGTCGCGCAAAGAATCGGGGACTAGGTTGATTATCGCTCGGTGGTTATCGGCATCGAAGACGCTGAAAGCCGCCGTATGATGAGAGCCCGCTGGGGGCCGTTTGGTGTTAGGTTTGCGGCCTATCGTCACCGATGGCTCCAAAAGTTATCTAGCAAGCATATTCAAGGTAAATTTGATTTCAGGCATCGTAAAATTTTTTGGGACGCTTGGCAAACAAAAATTCCAACAATAACCCCCACCCCCCTCTAAATTTATAGTCGCGGATTCCGATAATGAGAATCATTCTCAGGATCCAAATGTTCAATGATTTCGCGCACCTACAAATGAGATTGATAATCATTCTCATTTATCCAGGGGCCAGAGGTCCCGCAGGTGCTTTGGTAGTTGTATGGAAATTCCAATAATTCCAGTGGGTTATGGGCTGGGTTGGATCCTGGGGGCTGGGCTGGATCGGTGGCGGGAAAGGCGATGGGTGCGAAATAAAAAACCGCTTGACAATCACAAAATGAATAACAAGCGGTCCATTATTCTTGCTTTGAGGTTT